AATGATAGACCGTAAGCTAATATTATATTTTGCTTTAGTATTTGCCGTTCTTGCTGATATGGCACACGGCTTTTATTATATTGGAACAGCATTCTTTTTTATGCTAATTTCTTTGTACATTTTTCTTGAGGATAAATTTAGTTTTGTTAAATTTGTGTTGTTGTGGTTGGCGGTGTGGAATTTGTTTAAGGAATTATTTTTAGACCCGTTACATTTCACAAAAACGCAATTATTTATCGTTTTAGCCGTAATAATTGCAAGACTATTTTATAAACAAAAAACCTATTAATTCCTATGGAAGATTTAAAAGCCATTAAATATGACGTTGAAAAACTAACACGCCACTTAACACGACAAGAGCAATCAACAAATGACAACACAGAGCTTTTATTAGAAATAAAGCACACCTTAATCGGCAATAAGATGAACGGTAACGAGGGGCTTGTTACAGAGGTTGATAGGGTTGTGAAAAAAGTAGATTCGTTAGAAAAAATTGTCCTGAATTTGGTAGAGCTAAGCGTCTTTATAAAATGGTTTTTTGGTATTTTAGGAGCGTCAGGAATTGGTTTTTTGGTGGTAAAAATATTAGAAGTTAAAAAGAATGATAAATTAATTCAAACTATAATTGAATTATCAGATTCAGAAGATGAAGAAAAGAAAGAAAATTAGACAAAACCAGCGATTTTGTTCCTCGATTGTTCTTTAGAAAAATCAAAGAATTCCAGGAATTAAACTAGAATATTATTGGAAGATCTTCGAGGAATAGCAAGTAAACATAAATGCAAACATACACATAATTCTGAATGAAATTTGCTTCTAAAGGTTGTGTCAAATTCATCTCTGGTGATTTCACATTTAGGATAGGTGATTGCAAATTGTCTTCCTTGTATTCTAAATCCTTTTCCATGATGATTTCTGGATTTGGATCCAATACTCCCTGAAGTGGTAGATGATTTGTCGTTAATAACGATCGCATTTGTGCGTTGTGGTTTTCTTGATCTGTGTTCATTGATTCTAGTATTTCCTCCATCGATTCCTGACATTCTAGTAATGCTGTCATCGGTGTTGCTTTCTGTTGTTGAACAACTGGAAAATGTTTCTGAATGTTCATGGATGGATTCCATTTCATCATCATATTTAAACCACTCACGACCTAATGACTTAGATTTGAATGCTCGATGAAATGTAGTTTCCAAGAACTGAGTACCTTGCACATAACCCAATACAGTCATTTCTTCAACAATACCTTGAGACAACCAACTAGGATATTTATTTTCTTTGTTTATTTCCTGTTCCAGTTCGTTAAATCGTCTTTGTGGATCGATAGTGATGCCAATTTTGACCATGGGATCACCTAAGATCTCGCATGAAACCATAACGAAATAAACCACAGGCATTACTGGTTGATCGAGCATTTCTATAGCTTGATTTAGAAAGTTTTGTTCTAAGTTCAATCTTTGCCCCAACCGTCACCTTTGAAGGAAATCCCAAAGCTGCTATAAACGCGGCGCATAGCCTCACCACAACAGTTTGGATCTGCCTCCTCGTGGATTGATTTCTCTAACTCCATGCTTATCTGGCATTTGACACATTTGTACTCATAGATCGGCACGTTGGACACTCCATTCCTTTGAATAAGTATGTTCCATCTTGGTCGCATCTGACAATCTCATGGCTTGGTGCTTTACTGGCTAGTAATGGCATTAAGTCCTTGACTTTGCCAAACATTAGGTATTCGCCTGCATCCTCGCCTTGACCATTGCATCGCATAATGACTATTGGCAGTTTTCCGTTAGTGTTAGCAGCTGATTGTTTGATCCAGGCTAAAGGCTGGAAATCAGCCCTAGCCTTGACCTCGATTGATACATGGGGGATGTTGAGGATGTCCTCGCCTTGTCTACCAGCCCCAGCAGTATCTGCATACTCCCACCATTGTTTAAGATAATCGGCTATAACCTTTTGAGTTCGATAGCCTCGATGTTTTCGATGATTAGCAGGCATGACCAATTCCCATGACGTATCCACCCCAAGCAGCTAAAACGATAACTGCCAGGTAAATGAAATGGATTAAATCTTGCTTACCCATTGATTGAATGACATTTCTTGCAAGTCCAAGTCGCATTGACTGGAGCATCAGCGTTTTCAATCTTTGCCACGTGAGCCAAGATGATCTCCTCATTGCATAACTGACAACGTAAGGTCAAATGCATAAGATTCATCCATTGACCATTGATGTTTACTTCTACAAATCCCATTATGCTCTCGCCTTCTGCTTGCCCCATTTGCCGTTAGACTCCAAGTTGTACCAGCGAGTAGGGCAGTTTTGCGATGGTGCTACGTTTCCACCTGGGCAAAAGAATCCGCCCCAAGCGCGTCCATTCTTTTCGCCTTCTTTCCACCTCATGTCACCATGCTCGCACTCCTCATGGTTTTGCACTCCTAAAATGTTCTCAACGTTTGCTATCGCCTCAGCTGCGCTAATTGCCTCTGGTTGCTTTGGATCGCCGTAGATTGGTTCATTGCTCCAAGGATCAGCAGCTAGTGCTTCCTCTTTAGTCTTAAAACTCGGCACTTCCTTGTTCTTAGCAATGTCCTTGGCGCTTAGGCGTTCGACCTTGCTCATTTCCTCTCTTGATGGTCTCTTGCCTTTAGCTGCGTAACCGCCGTTTGCAAGTGCTCGACCGATCGCTGAAGTCTCGCAGTTCTCCAGCGCTGAAGTTGAATTAACACCACGATCAGTAACCTTCTCCTCAGCGTATCCTGTCGAAAACGCCACGCTATCTGCGAAAGTTCTATAAAGGTACGCTTTAACAATGAATCGATCATTCTGGAAACTCTCCAATTCTGTGCTAATTCTAAAATCCGGAAAGTCTTTTATAAACTTTTCTAGCCTTGATTCCACCGTTTCATAATCTGCCAAATTAAACACTTGGTAACTCCTCTTGTTTCATTAGATACTCGGTTTGTTCCGGTAATGACCAAACAGTACCGTCTGCCCATGTCTGAACCTCGATGGCGCAGCTGTTGCAATAATGTCGGCGTGTGCCTTGACTTCGTGGATGATTGCTTATGACTGTGTAACTTGCTGGCTTTTGCCCAAGTAATGTATTAGTGCCAAATCGCACTTTGCAGTAATCGCACCAGATCCCAGGCGCTGCTTTAATAACTGTCAAGGTCAGTCCAGTCAGTTGATGCAATTTGTCCAGCGAGCGCAATGTATGCGCAGCCGTCCTTGTAACTGTCTGCGTGGTTTGGCGACTCTTGTAAGCGTGAGACTTTGACAAGTGCCATACAGATTGCGACTTCGTGAGGCTCGATGTTGCGTTCAAGATAGGCTGACCAGAGTTTGGCAATTCGAAGGTGATTGAGAGCTGCCAAGCCGTAATCTTTACCGCGGTCTGCGATAAGGTCTTGGGCTTCATTAAGGATGTCATTAGCGCGCATTAACACTCACGCGCTGACTGTTCTTGCCAATCGCCAAGCCTTCTCGCTTGCCCTCTGTAAAGCCTTTGCCCCAACCAACGATAAACCATAAAACATTGGCTATTAGTAATAAAACAATTACTGGTACTTGTAGATCCATTTTTTGCTCCCGTTCTTGTAACCATTGTTGGCTACAGGATTACGGTCTCACATCTGGCAGACAATTTCACGTTTATTAGATAACGAAACGATAACGATTTAAGCACAAAGGCTAGGGGCTGAGTGCGACTCAGAAAACCCTAGCCAATGGCAGACAACTAGATACCTAGGCACTAGCCACGCGGGCTAATCTATCTAGTCGTCATAAAACTATACAGGATTCAATGTTACCTTTTGGACTATTAAGGTACATTTAGAGCCAAATTTAGACCTACTTTGTACCTTTAGCCCCAGCGCTTGCCTTGATAAATGAACGAACCGTCCTTGGGATCGATTGGAATCAGTTCAGGCGTGAAACGCTTACCATGCAAAGTACCTACAACAAAGCCCATCTGCCAATTAGCATAACCCTTTGTGTAGCCCATACCGGGGCTAGATAGATCCACTAGGTTGCCAACCTCAACACCCCATACAATGCGCCCATAACGCCCTCCAGAGGCTTCAGAATGGGCACTTAGCCCTAGTCTATGGGTATGTCCTGACACGACTGATTTACCCATACGCATAGCGCCGTTTAGGGCTGTTTGACCAGGCTTGTTTGATAGTGGAAAAGCGTCTCCATGGCAGGTGTGCCATCCTGGAGCAAAATCAAAGCCATTTGGATGGTATTTGATACCTGCTTTGTCATAACCCATAAACTTGTCATAACGCAGCTCAGGCAGATTCATAAATGCCGGTAATCTGCGAGACAAAGACTTGTAAACACGCGCTCCATGATTAGAGCCAACTACATCAGTTACGCCAAGATATTCAAGGATCTCCAAAGTAAGTTTACGATCCTCATCGATGTTGCCTTCGACTTCTTGCCATGGTTGAGCGAATCCACCGAGTTGAGGTAGATCGATCTCATCGCCGATACAAATGGTTTGGTGAGGCTTGTAAGCCCTTAAAAACTTGCCTAGATTCTTGACTGCTGCTTCATGAAAGAACGGTGCTTGAATGTCTGAGATCCAAGCGATTCTTTTGACTGTCATTTAGTCCTCGTCGTCGTCCTCATAATCGCCAAACTTCTCCGGCTCGATTGGGTCAGGCAAAATCCATCCTGGATACGATTGGACATCGGTGATCATAAACAATGTGATGCCTTCGCTAAAACCTGCTTTACGTAAGGATTTATAGTATTCGTGCAAACCGATGCAGTAAGCATCGAGTTTTGAGTAACCTTGTTCCTCTAGCGCTTTAGTTGGTTTTCTCGCCATGTGGATAAGTGTCCTCTACTTTTTCAATAACTCCAAGATTGCTTCTTGGCGTGTCTCTATTCTTGCCAATCGGTCAGCGAGAGATGATCCACCATTCGGCGTAAGAGTCCACAACCAACCGCGAACCAAATAACGCAAACCGCCAACAACAATAGTAAACGTCGAGGCAATGGCGAGAATGAGTCCCGCCCAATCATTTGCCGTCACCGTAGCCCATAGCCTTCATCCTTAGGATTCAACCAGCGCAGAATCGGTGGAATAGTTGCTAACGCACCAGCGTAAGCGATGTTCTTTGGATCAGTCTCTCCCGCAGCTATGAGTGCAAGAGCAGCTGTTAGAAAGGCTCTGCCCCAACTTGCCAGCATCTTTTTTAGGTCTTGTGTCATCTGTTCCTCCTAGTAACGGGATGTTAAAAAACTTCGAATCCGTATCGCCAGCCTTTGTAAAACTGACGTGGATGTGCTTGGTGTGTGGATTGACTCCGGTGTATTTGCGCCAACGCCAGAGGCTTCTAGCGCTTGCAATCTTGTGATTAAAGATGACATAAGCAATGCGTTTATCTGTTCGGGCTGCAATTCGTATCTGGTCGGCAATGTAAGCAGCTGTAGAGGCTTGTTCGTTGAAATCAGCATCGAGATCGATAGCGCGGACATACCCTGAATCAGGGTCAGGGTTATGATCGCTCTTTCGGGTTGAGTGCTTGGCATCCCCGATTGTGCCGTCCGAGTGACGCTTTCGATCTGGATAAGCATCGTCTGCCTGTTCTCTTAGTTGAACAACCGACTTAGATAGTTTTGGCTTCATGGAGCAACAGGAAACACTAAATTCTTAGGATCTGTTGATTGTGATGGTAAATCTCTTAATGCTTGGCGATAAGCAGCCCACGCTGCCTTATCAACAGGGGCGTCATCAACTTGTGTCCAATCGCTTGCTTTTAATTGAGCATTTCGCCATAAACGTAAACGCTCAAAATACCAGTCCTCAGGAATTGATGTTTCATTGAAATTCAAAAATGTTGGATTAGTCATTATGCTGCCTCATAACTTAATGAAATACCAAGAAAATCGCCTGTTGCAAATGTCATTGGTGTGTTGTGTTGTACTGTGTCTAGTGTTGCCCATGTTCCAGTAGTAACTGCAAGACGAACAACAATTGTTCCAGCGCTGCTGGCAGAATCACAAAAGATGTGATAATAAAGTCCTGTTGAAGTATCAAGTAACCAACCATGTGAATCAATGCCGCTAATTTCCGTTGTAGCATTATTAACGGGCAACGAGAATAAATAAATACCAGTTCCAATTGTGCTAGTTGAGCCAACTGTCAAAGTAATTCTGACATCAACAACTTTTCCTCTTTGCTTGTATTTTCCGGTAATTGTGCCATTTCCTAAAGTCGGATTTGTTCCACCAGCTGAAGTCCATGTTGGTGTGTAACTTGTCCATGCTGAATTATCCCAACGAAGACCAGTTGCTTCTGCGCTATCGGCAACCAATGGCGCAGTATTGCCACCTACTGCAAGGCGAGCAGGTGTGTCAGCTGCGGTTGCAGCAATTAAATCGCCCTTTGCATCGACGATTGCGTTTTGAATCGCATTTGAATCATCCTGAGCAACCCAAGTGAAGTCCATGTCAGTATTGGAAGTCTTACTGAGTACCTGACCAGTTGTTCCACCCTTTAACTCAGCCATCGAGGTATCGATAGATTGCCCAAGTGTGCGAATAGCAGCTGCGCCATCCTTAACGAGACTTGTATCGTCTGGAGTGCTCCAGTTGAAGTTGGTAGTACTTGCCATGTTTCTCCTTTATCAGGCTACTATTGTAGCGTCAATCCATTGTAGGGTCGGGCTTAAAGTGTTCCAAGTCTCGGCTGCGTTTACGCGATCCCAGCGAGTAGTAATAATCGAGTATGCCGTAGGGCTAAGAGTCAGGGTTAGGTTTAATTGATTGTAACCAGCCTGGAAAGTCCAGCCCTCGACAAAACCCTGGAATCGAGCATTTGTGATGTTTGCCGGTAAATCAGTAATGTCCAAAGGCAAGCCCATAAATACGTTTAACAAAGCATCGCGATCAGTATCGTCTAATTCGCCATTAGCCAAAGGGAAAGTAATCTCTTTAAACTGGGGCTGTGGGAAGGCTCTTAATCCTAAATAGAAATCCGCTTGCTCTACGGCATCGATTGAGTTTTCAAGGGAAGTCTGGATCTGGTATTGCTGTGGTCCATAAATAGACTGAGATTGAGTATCTACAGCGTTAGCAGTTGCGTTAGCCTTGTAGACGATAGTGACATCGTTGCGGACATCGCCTGAACGCTTTTGAGTGCGGATACCACGAGCCAAAGCAGTATTAGCAGATAACTCCGTATAACCATTTGTGCTTAGATAATCTGCTCTGTGAGTACTATCGGCATACCCGATTCGCCCGGATGCGTCCTCATAGATGTAACCAAAACCAGAGGTAGCCAAAGACGAAACCAAAGAATAAACATTAGTTAAGTCTGATGATCTAGCAGTCAATTCATAATCGCCTGGACGATCGATCTCACCAAGTCCGACGTTTTCCGCGTTAGCCCAGGTTGTAGTCGGATCATAAGCAGCCCATGTTTCAGCTGCTGGGACTTCATTCCAGTTATTGAGCAATAAATCTGAAAGGATTGTGTAAATCTGAGTACCATCAAAAGCCTTGCTTAAAACACCCTCTGTGAGGCTCTTAGGCAGTTTTGATAAGGCACCCAAGGCAATTACTCTGATACGCTCTGAAATGCCGTTAGTGCCTGCGTCAGAGACCGTTACATCGATGTCAGAGACAAAGCCACCAAAGATGTTTACATAAGTGCCAGTTGAATCTTTGACCTTGATTGTTACTTGGTCATTGATGTCCATCTCGATTGGAGACTGGTCAAGATTGATAATCTCAACATTGCAATAACCGGCATAAGGCTGAGAGTAAATGTCAGTACGCCCTGATGTAATAGTTAGGTTGGCAAGTGTCAGATTAGTGACATCACCCGCGCCATTAATCGATACAGCCCATTCAGGATTCCATTGCGTCATGCTACCTGGAACGCTCCTACTCCACCACCACCACCGCGAGCAGTTGAATCATTGAGAATCTCAACAATCTGACGGGCTACACCTTCCTTGTCAAAGGCTCCTGTAACTGTGATGTTGTATGTGTCGCCTGATGTACGTTCCTCAGCTGCTCTAAACGATCCTGGGTTAAATGTACCCAATGCGCTACCAGCAACAACAGCAGTAGACGCAGCCTTGGCTACTGCACTTGTACCGGATGTTGTACCAGTAGACCCTGCACCGCTAGGGGCTGAAATTGTTGGCGCTGTGTAGGTTGGAGTGCTCACCTTTGGCGCTGAAACTGTTGGAGTTGTAAATGATGGCTTAGAGATTGTTGGGATGTTAGGCAAGATTGGGATTGCGTTGTATGCCTTGATTAGCGCATTAATTCCATCGATCGCGCCAGATACCAAAGTACGAATGACATTAATTACTCCGCCTACGATGTCCACAACACCAGCAGCAATCTTGGCAACGAATGAAATAGCACCGCCCAAAGCAACCGTAAATACTGGGACGATGTAATCCACGATAAATGAACCAAGTGCCTGGAAAGACTCCTTGTTGCGATCAATAGCAGCCTTGATTGGATCAAAGAGTTTTGCAAACTTCTCAAAGCCTGGAACGATCTTGTTGAGAATTATGTCGATCAGAGATTGAAGGATAGGCAATAGACGGTATCCGATTGCTTCAACTGATTCATCGAAGGCAACCTTTAGGCGATCCATGCGACCCTGATAAGTCTCTGCGTTCTTAGCAGCTGCGCCACCAAAGAGATCGCTGAGTTTACGTTGGACATCAGTAAAGGTCATTGCTTTTAATTCAGCGCTAGATAAACCAACGCCTAACTTGCCAAGAGCTGCGGTATTACCGTCATAAGCCTTGCCCAAAGCATTTGCTACGCCTTCGAGTGGCTTGCCTGTTTGAGTTGAAATGTCAAGAGCAAGTGATAGTAATTCCTGAGCCTTGCTAGTTGAGTTTGTACTTAACGCCAAGCGCGCCAACGCTGGACGAAGTTGGTCATCGGCAACGCCCGAAGCGCGAGCCATCTTATCGATTGAATCCTCAGTAGCTGCAATCTGGGCTTTAGTTGCACCTGTTGCATTGGTTAATGCTGAGGCTAATTTAACCTGGCTTTGTTCATCGGCTAGTGCAGCCTTAACACCATCAACACCAATCTTAATTGCATAAGCACCGGCAGCAGCAGCAGCTGCTAAAAACGCGGCACCGGCAACCTTGCCAAACTTTTCTAATTGTGTAGCACTATCTTGAACGTCGCCATTAGCAGCTTTTAATTTCTTATTGAGATCATCGACATCAGCAAGGATCGAGAGTTTAAGGGTTCTATTACCTGCCATTAATCCCACTCCTTCAAAATCTGACTAAATGCTTCCTCCCACTTACGAACTAGATCCGGTTGAATCTGTCGCAGAGTTGGGTAGATGAAGTAACCAGAGTTACCTCTGCCCTTGTTAGGCGTACGCTTTGGGAACTGCTTAAATCTATTAGATCCAAACTCCATACCGTAAAGTAGGTCAAGAGTTGAACCGCCACCGCTGAACTTCTGACGGGCAAAACCGTAACTGAACTCACCGATCTTTGAAGTCTTGCTTACCTTAACTCCATCAGCAATACGGCGAGCAGCAGTCCCTGAAACCGTACGAGTCGCTGCTGCGATCTTAATCTGTTGAGAAGCGTATTCAGCAAGATTAGAACTTTCCTTTTTAGCAGCTTCAACGGCTTCATCGGACATACCTTTGAAAGCCCTGGTAATACCGCGTAAATCTGTTTTGTCATAAGCGATCTTGACTTCATCTGCCATCCGATCGCTCCTTCAGTATTTCTATCGCGGTTAAAATGTCGTCTGCGTCCTCCCAGTATTGCATCGGTATCCCCGTCTCTATTGCTAGATTAACGAGGATCCGCCTTATGCTTCCTGGTTGGTGGCTTTTGGGCTATCGTCTCCGACCGTTACATCAGCAACGGTTTCAGACCAAATGTCGTAAGACTTAACAGGCTTTCCAGCGTTCTCTCGCTTGTAAGCGTTATAAGCCAGAAACATGAGATCCCAAATGCCAATTTTGTCATTAGCCTGAGAAATCGTGTTACCAGTTGCCTTCTCCCACTTTGCCCACTCAGGAGGCTGAGCCGTATAAGTTGCTTCGTCGCCTGAGTTGTATGTAATTGTTATTGGTAGTTTCATCTGTGCTCCCGTTGTTAGATTTTAACTGAATGTGTCTGCTGGTGTTCCAACTACTGTTAGCGCCCAAGTATCAGTCTGTGCTCCTGGAGCACCGCCACCGATTGTTGGAAATACTGGCAAGACGTTGCAAGTAAATACTGCGCCTGTAACTGCTGTTAGAGATACTGCAAGTGTTGTGTTTGGATTCGCATCAGCTGCGCCCCACATTGCTTCGAATAGTGATGATGTTGCACCCCAGTCAGCAAGTAACTCGATGTTCAGAGTCCATTGATCGTCTGTGTGCTTGTAAGCCTTGCCATCGAGTGTCTGGTAGACATCGATTGTTGGGCTGTTCACGAGAGTCACGCTAGTTGTCTGAGCATCGTAATTAACTGTTGCGATGGTTAGAACGAGGTCGCGACCCGTAATGACTGTTGTTGGCATTATTGGTTCTCCTTATGCTGTCTGCGTATACCAGGTGGATACGCGTATGTCCGCGACTAGCAAGTTACTAGCGCCTACTTGTGTGACTGTTGGTCGGTCTACTACCTGGAGATCGTATCCAGCCGGTATAACCGCCACAACGCTTGTGATGAGTTGTTCTATGTTATCAAGTGATGCAGGGTTGCTGTTATAAGCAACGCAGCAAGTAATTGTGTAATTCAACTTGCATCGAAAGGTGCTCTTGCCGATTGTCTCAAACTCCATGTAAGGAGAATCCGGTACGACGACAACAGCAGGTGCTGGGATCTGCTCAGGGACGTAACTAAATACGTTTGCTGAAACTCCAGATAATGCTGTGGCAAGAGGAGTACGAACTGCTGAAAGAATAGTGCTCGGCATTACTGAGCCATTGTTTCAACATCGATGTATGGTCCAAGCAAACCGACTACGCGATTAAACAAGCTGCGTCCCATACGGTAAGGAGATGGAGCAAAGTCCACGCCTTCAATCTGTCCGCCTGGAGCAGTACGAGATTGGAATACTTCAACTGAAACTACAATGATTGCGGATTCAACCGCTGCAACTCCAACATACGTTGAAGCGCCTGTAAGTGTTGCGGATCCGCTAGGAATGACATTTCGTTCGAGAACATCGGCATTAGTGATGTCTGCTGTAAATGTGTACGCATCGACATCAGCATTGACTGTTCGAGTGCCGTTAAATGGAGTTCCGCATCCTGCGATGACAACTGATTGTCCTTCGGTGAACTCATGGATTCCTACTGTCTCAAAGGTTGCGACATTATCTGTCAGCGAAACCTTGGCTACTGGTGAAGCAAAAGTTGTGAGCAAAGGCAAAATTACAGCCTCGCTAGTATCAATTATGTCGTTTAGATAACTATCGCTGTACAAAGCTGATGAAACGCCAAGCACACTTCTCAACTCGGTGGCTGTAATAATACTTGGCATTTCATCCTCTCTAAACTGCTGGGGGAGCGATCGGGAGCAACCGCCCCCCCATGATTAATTAAGCGTTCTGGTTAAGTGTGAACGCACCGCCAGCAGTCAAAGTAACTGCTGAGCCATAGCCGTAGTAACCAACTTCAACCTGACCTGTACCAACGATGTTAGTACGGAGTTGTAGTGGACCGGCACCTTCGTACCATGTAAACGCTTCGCGGTTTACCATGATGATTGAATCATCGCCTGTACCTGAGATGTATGGATCTACAAATACTGGAAGTCCCATTACTGAACCAACAGCATTGCCTGGCTCTACTACGCCAACGCCATTCTGTG